CAAGCTGTTCATTTAATGCATCAATTTGATCTATATAATCAGCAATTTCATGCCTTAAATCAGAAATTTCATTATTTACATCTTCTAATTCTCTTTCTATTTTTTCTCTTAGATTATCAAATTCATATCTTGCAGAAGATATATGATCTTCTAAATCATTCATTGATCTTTCTAAACTCATAATGCTTGTTTTAGTAAATTCAATAATTTATCTCTCACAGGTTCAATACCATGATCTCTGACAGAGTCTGATAAATCCTTAGACATGTCAAGTATTACATGTGGAATATTATACTTGTCCTGATATCTCTGAGCAGCCTTTATCCCGGGCTCATCATTATCAAACAGTACAATTATCTTAGCATACTTCTCTCTAAGTCTATTTATTACAGATTCTCCAATCATTGTATTCTCACTGTCCGGAGCAATACATTCTATATTACCAATACCAAGTTTCTTGAAAGACATAAGATCTTTAAGTGAAGAAACAATCAGTAGATACTTGGAATCATATTGCAGTTGATCCATACCCTGTGTATAGTTCTGGATCTTAATGAACTTCTTCTCTGGGACTTTAGGCATGTAAATCTTATATAACTCACCATCTTGTCTAAAATAACCATAGATATAGGGTCTTGCAAACTTATAAGATGTTATACTACCATCAACTTCAGTCTTTTCCATAGTAAAGAATTCCAATGGAACAACATTGTATCTCTCCAGTATTGCTGAAGAAATCCTAAAACTCATCCAAAACTTAGAGTCTTGGGAATTCCAATGTTTCATTTGGAAATCTGTTACCTTGAACTTATCATGAAATTGTATAGGTCCTCTTTCTGCAGGTGCATTATACTTTAGATACTCTTGATAATCATGTAGTATTCTATTAACTGCTTTGAATCTTGTATCATAGTTAAATAAACATTTGACAAGTTCAATTTGATCACCTTGAAAGCCAGAAGAGAAATCTTTAAACTTATAGCAATCCCCATTGCGATAGATAAACATGCTTGGAACTTTATCCTTTACATTAAATGCAGATAGCATTTTTATATCCTGACCAATGAGTTTTTCTTTTAAGTTTAGATAATATTCAAATACCCATTCTCTGGGTACATCCTGTAAATCAGATATTAAGTTCTTTGTTGAAATCATAACCAATAAAAATAAAGGGGGGAGGCTCCTGATTTAGTTAGAAATCTCTGTTATACATTAATTTATTACTAACTCCCCCCTATTATCTAGGTAGTAGTTAGTCTAAACTAAAGTCAGAAGATGATTTTGGTTTTAAAAATACATCATCATCATCCCCAAAGGACTTAACTTCTTTAACTTCTAATTTTTTGAGATGCTTGGTTTCATCATAAGGTATAACAACACCGCCTTCAACAGCTCCAAATGCATACTTTTTACCTTCTGCTTTTGGTAACCACATATCATAGTTAGTATAACCAGTTTTACCTTCATACTCTTTACCAGCAACACAGAACTCAAGATATTTACCTCTGAAATCTGCTGTTTTATTGAATGCTTTAACAAAGTCTTCAATTGTTTCATGCTGACCATCTTGTTCAAGGAACCAAGAATCTAATTCCATAGTATGTGCAAGAGTTCTCAAGAAAATCAAAATAGATCTATCTCTTTGAATCTTAACACCAGACTTGGTCTCACCGTCAGCAAATGCATATTGGCTTGCTTTTACTCTACCAATCTGACCCGCATATCTTCCTTTGCTTTCATCATCTTTATCAATCATAAAGCCTTCAAAACCTTCAATAGGTTGAGTCTCTACATGCATCATAAGATGATAAGCACCAGGAATAAACTTGAATTCCTCAAGTTCAATGCTATTAATTTTCAATACATGATTACCTGGAGTAATTGTTTTTGGTAGTCCTGAGCCTGCTGTGCCCAAATCAGTTGTGCTTAATGCCATTTTTCTTTGTTTTTAATAATTAAATAAATACTTTGTCCCAGTGGAACTCAAGTTCTCCTTTTTCATTCATCTCTGTAACTACTATCTCTTCATTTCTTAGATGTTCTGGTCTTGCACCACAAGTAACCTCTTCATTTGTCTTAAAAGACAAAATAGTTTTGTTACCTTTTCTATACATATAGCCAATTGCATCTGCATTAGCACAGATTAGAGACTTAATCTTACCTGTCAAATCTATGTTTGCGGCAAGAACCATCTCTCCCTTATCATCAACTTGTTTGTCTTTAATATGACCAGACAAAATAATGTGGGGAGCTAAAGTATCAATAAAATCTAAAACTTGAAAGAAAGCTTGTCTTAAATATAAATATCCTGCACCATTTGGTAGAGATAATACATTGTCACCATCATAGTTTTTACCCATGCTTGTATTCTTGTAAAGCTTGATAGCTAAAGGCATTACCATATCTTCTAATGCAGTTACAGTATCTATTGTAACATATTTGTATGGATTGCCTGCAGCTTTAATTGCTTTACCTGCATCAAGTAATTCTTGAAGAGTGCTAATTTTTACTTTAAGAGCTTCTACATAATCAGCACCATTCTCTAAATCCAGAATCAAATTATCTTCTAGACCTGCAAATGATGTTGTTTTACCTGTCTTAGGCTTTGAATAGATAACCAATCTCTTTGGATTAACTCTTTCAGCCTTAACTTTTTTAGTTGGAAGTACTATACTCATTTTATCTTAGTTGCTAGTTTTTGAAAATCTGTTGCAATTCTTAAAAGAATATCAGAAGCTGTTTCTTCAACATCTAAACTTACTTCTTTAAGCTTTGGAATGAACTCATCCTCAAAATCTGGAAATACAGAAAGAGTTACTTGCTCTTTAGGAGCTTCAGCTTTTCTTTTCTCATAAAGATTTTGTGTGATCTCAGAACCATCAGGCATAATAACCATTAACTCAGATAATGGAATAGTATAGGCAAAATAATTTTCACCATTAGAATTTGTACCTTCTTTCACATCATATTCTTCTGCAAAATAAGGATTGTGTTTGTACTTAAAGAGTGGTCTATCTTCAAAGGCATGTTCAATGCCTGTTTCTTTACCAAGTGCATCTCTCATAATGTCAATAAACTCAATATAGATATCTTCTCCTCTCTTTAGTTCACCCTCAAATAACTGGACTTGTCTACCATACTTACCTTTCTGAAAGAAAGCAGTCTTGATAGTAAAGAAAGGATCAGTTACTTGAGCTTTACGGAATTTGTCCATGTGATGGGCAAAGAATTCCTTTTCTTTTTCTTTTCTACTCATACTTAAATTTTAATTGTTTTACTTGCTTGGGCTGGAGTTGCTATTTCAATAATTCTCATGGAGTGTCTATCAAGCTTGAAGAAGCTAATCCTAGTGGTACCATTTCTAGATTTAAGGAAGTGAAACACAAGAGTGTCTTCATCACTAATTATAAATCTCTCTGGACCATACTGTCTAATCTTTCTGATAGAGGGTTTATTAATACCCAAAACTACATCAGCATGTTGCAATAAAGCATCTGCTCCAAATAAATCAGAATCTAATACATAATTTCCATAGTCACCATCTTTAGACCTGTCTGGGTTATCTATGTTCCTATTCAACTGACTTAAGATAAGAAACGCCACAGGATAATGTTTCTTCATATATGTCATGGCTTCACCAAGAGCATATAATACTTCAAACTTATCCTTCTGACCTTTACCTACTTTAAATAAAGCTGAGTGGTCAATAGTAACCAGAGTATTTGTGTAGTTACCTGCTTCATCTTTGTAAGCTTCCATATAATAATGTATAGTTGCACACATCTCATCTACAGTACACGGATCATATACTACATCAATAATGTCATTTCTAGAACTATCTTCATAGTACTGGACACATCTTAGGTATAGATCCTTATCTACCGGTTCACCTTTACTCATTAATGTATTGTAATCAGCACCTGTATTCAGACTCAACTTTCTGATACCATTGGTCTCATCAAGCATTTCAAACTGGAACTTAAGTACTCTAAACTTATGGTCTTGGTTCTCTTCAATAATATCAGAGATTAACTGCTCCATAAATAAAGTTTTACCTGTTCCAGGCCTAGCACCTACAACGGTGATAGTTCTCCATTCCAATCCATCACAGAAGGCATCATTAAATTTGGGCCATGAACTTTTAAGTGACTTTAGCTCACCAGATCTTCTAGCCTTCATCTTAAGAAGGGCTTTTCTAAGAGCGTCTCTTTCACTCACAGGCTTCAGAGCCCGGGCACCGTTAAATAAATCTGCCATACATTTGGATTAAGTTGTTAACTTACTTTTTACATCATTATAGATGTAGTGAGATAAACCCACTATAAATTCAATTGTTAAAAATTGTAATGGATTCATGTCAACAAGACATGTTTTAACTAACAACCAGGAAATTAGACTTCCTGTAATAGCAATGAAAAATAACTTAGTTTTAATCATACAACGTGTTCTTTAAAATAGTTTGGTTCTTCATAATCATCTGCTTCAATCATATCACAATAAGTTGCTAGAGTTGAATCCCAGGTTTTATCTGTATTCTGTTTTCTAACAAAGTATTGAGAGTTTCTCATGTAGTTGTATCTATTCATAGAATATTCATCTACATACTTATCAGTAGCTTTTAACACAGTATCCCATGAATAACTGAAATTCTCAAAGAACCATCTAAAAGCATTCTCAAGACCCTTAACATTTACTCTTGCAGGTACACCACTAGGTAATTTACCCTTTGGAAACAATTCATTGTAAAGTTTAATATTGTCTAGAAAGTCATCTCCCATTAGATTCTTAGAAGTTTTCTTCTTAGATTTCTTGAAGTAACCGTCAATTTCTTCTATAAATTTAAGGCTATTACCTGACAATTCCAAGGATTCCATCAGGTAATTACCTGATAATAATTTAGAAACTTCAAGGGAAGTATTAACTGATTTATCTGGGACAATGTTATTATGCATGCAGTATAATACATAAAATGCATTAGGTGTTAAACCTGCTTTAGTTATCTTAAAAAAGATTTCTTCCATTACCAAATGATTTTATAGTTATACAAATGCTGTACAGTATCTCTAACTTCACCAAAGACACCTTTAGAATCCCATTTGCTACCATTATAAGCAGCACTTGCGGGATGTGAGACCATAAATTTAGTACAATTTTCTCCACATACATCTGCCCACTCCTGAGATTTTTTACCCATATAGACATAAACTAATCCTGGATGAAAGTTCTTTAGATAATCAAATACATAAGCTACAAATGGAGCCCAGATCTCATAATGCTTACCAATCTTACCTACTTCAGTTGTAAGAGCTGTATTTAGCATAAGTATACCCTGTCGGGTCCATTTTGTTAAATCTAGAGGTCTTTCATACCCGTCCGGGTATAATTTCTCAACTTCATCAAGAATAAATCTTAGTGAAGGTTGTTCTTTCTCAGATTTACTACAACTAAATGCAATACCATCTGCTACACCAATTGTGGGATAAGGATCTTGTCCTACTATAACTACTTTAAGTTCATCATAAGGACATTCCTCAAAGGCTCTAAACACATCTTTCAATACAGGAGTAAATCTTTTACCACTGTTTGAAAGATTATATAAATCAGTAAGAATCTTTTCAAACTCTAAA